TTTTGTTTTCATTTTTCTCCTTGTGACGTTTAGCTGCACGAGCAGCACGCCCTGCTTTCTCTGCAGCTTCTGTGTTGGAGACAAACTGTTTTCCCTTACGGCTCCCTTCTCTTTTCTTCTGGTCAGTTTCTTGCCGTTCTTCTTTGGACAAAGAGGCCCATGCTTTCTCTGGAAGGTAACGCTTGGTGTATCCCTTTTGAATTGCTTTATCGGCCACGTAACAACTCCGGGTTCTTTTGAAGATCACGAATAAGCTCGTCAGCACCAATCAACATCCCACCAGGGCGTGTACTACCTGCTTTCCCAATTTGCTGACGCAAGAACTCTTGAGGATCCTTTTTAAAAGGAATGTTCACTTCACTGCCGACAACTTGGTTGATTGCAATGTCAGAAACAGTCCTAGGAGCAGTCCTCATTTGTCTTTGCTCTCCTTGTACTTTTTGGCAGCAGCTTTTGCTTTCTTGCCTTTTTCGTATTCGTCCTTGGTCATCCACTTCTCTTTGCCCCACTTCTTCAGGGATTTTTGCTTTTCTCCTTCACCGCCTTTGTACCCGCCACCAGCTTTCTTGTACTCGGAAGCAACGAGCTGAGCTTTGCGAGCAGACCACTGACCAGGCTTTCCCCCTTTGGAGCCAGCCATTACACGGTCTTTAACCCGCTCACGAAGTCCAGGTTTCGTGTATTTGGAATCGTCTTGTGCCATCAGGAAACGATCTTGTTATCGAACCCAGGGGGAATCTGGCCCAGCTGGGGACCGCCATAAAACTGAGCGTTGGCCATGCCTTGCATGTTTCCAACGGCGCCGGGGAGATTGCTGGAACCAAAAGCGCCAAAAGCAAGAGGAAGCTGAGGGCCACCAGGCATAATCCCGCGCTGACGTAGTTCCTCGTTCAGTTTTTCATTTTGTTGCGTACCGCCTTCATAAAGGCGGCGTAGCTGTTCGCCAGATCGTCCGCCAAGCGCACCAGATCCACGACGGATATCAAAACTAGGGCCACCAGCCAAAAGATTGCCCGGAGCACCAGGGACATTGGATTCACCGGCGTAATACATACTTTTATCCTTAATTTTTTTATTTTACTCGTCTATAACTTCGTAACCGCAAGGGTCGTTGACCTTGGTGAGAATAATGCCATTAGAACGTACATCCCAGTCAAGTATGTCACCTTCCATCCAGCCCAATTCTTCGATGAGTTCATCGGGAAGAGTGATGAAAGGATCACCGTTTACATCTTCTTGTACTTCCAAGATGTAACTCATTTCGCCAAAAGCTTTTCCATCAGCTTATCAAGCTTATTATTAATCTGTCGAAAGTTTTCATGCATCTCCTGGATCTCCCGGAGAAAATCCACTTTCAATACGTATTCAATCGGCAACTGCTTAAGGTCATCTTCAAGACAATCAATCCGTCTTTTTTGCGAACTGATGTAACTAAAAGCTTGTTCCACTCTTTCTTTTTGGCGATCCATGATGCGGTTTGCAAGCCAAGAACCGCCTGTTAACGCTGAAATACAAGCAGTTAACGCTATGGCTACGTATTCTGGACCCACGACAAAACGCTTTTCCTTTTTTTAAAATTCTAAGGGTTAGTAATCAAGATGAAGCTGACCCTTTCTTGCTAATCCTGTCACCAACCAAACGAGAGCGTCAACGCAGTCATCATGACTACTTACACCGAAGTTTGTGAGTTCCTCGAAGAGATTAGTGAAGTTCCGGAAACGGTTAAAAATAATCTTCCGGTCTTCAAACATGCCCATGATTCCACGGAATCGTGCCAGCTTGTCTGCACGGAAGCCCTTCACTGGATGCCAAATCAAGTTGTAGAGACCTTCATTGTTCAGGCAAACCCGCTTGAAGTCTGCTTCCAAGGAAGCCTGGTACTGGACAGCTTCTGACCAAATGTCACACGTTGAGTAGGTCGGGAAGTAGTGGCCATTTGCATCTTGGCCCAGCACTGACCAGTCATTCAGAAGCTCCTTGAGCGCATCAAGTTTCTCAAGGTTGCCCATCACACGAATCCTTCTGTAATCGATGATGTGTATACGGTCGCCAATGCGACCGCCCAAGATCATTACCGTGTAATCATTCTTTTCTTTTGTGCCAGCAGAAAGGTCAACCCCAACGCCGAGGGTATCGAATTCAGTTGAGATCTCCGCTTTAACAATCAGCTCTGGCGCCAGGGACAGCTCGTTTTGTCTGACGATCTGATTCATGTACTGGAAGGAGAAAGCAATAGGTGCTTGCTTCTTCTTTTCCTTTAGGTAATCCAGTGACCACATATCAGGCCAATAGGACTCCTCCTCACCAGTAACGGGATTATTGAGGATGGCGGATAGAACAATCTGACTCCAGTTGTTTTGCTCGTTGAATGTTGTGGAGTGAATATCGTCATGACGGAAACGGGTGCCAAGACAGATTGCCCTGGCGCCTTCAAACATGGTTGGTGCAATAACGGCGTTCCAGTTGTCCTGCATCTGCTTTCGGATGTCAGGGTTTGAAATGTCCGCAGCTGATTTGATGGCGTCATCAATCATGACCAGGTGCGAACGTTTCGAAGTCACCGAGCCTTTCAAGCCTGCAGCGCAGAGGGTGAACTGTTCATCACCGGTAGTGTCGATGCCAGCAAACTTGTGATCAATGGACCAGTACTCATTACTGGTGACGTTCTTCATCAAGCGAACAGTTGGGAAAACCTCCTGATAACGTTTGCTTTCAATGATCCGTTTGATGGTTGCCGACTTAGAACGTGCAATATCAACCGTGTACGACAAGTACAGGATCTGAAGCGGCATTTTGGCTTGGGTGTGGATGCCAATAGCCCAAGCAGTCAGTAGACCTAAGACTGTGGATTTAGCTGAACCACGGGGTGCCAGCAGGTCAACGTTGGGTCCAGCAATCTTGATTAAACAGTTGCTGTTTTCGTTCGTGACAAAATGCCGGTGCCAATTTTTGTGGTGTTCAGCAGGAGGTTTATCTGCTACGTAGTCACAAAAAAAGCCAAAGTCTTCGCGTGCCCGCTTAAGCTCTTCGGCGTTTTTAGGTTGTTTGATTTGTTGGTTTCGTGCCGCAGCCTTGGCGTTCCTACGGTATGCAAGGTGCGTATAACTAGGCACAAGATTAATTCAGTTCTTACTGAATACTATCTTATTCCTTATCCTTTTTGTCTTTCTGCTCTTTGTACTTACGAGCTTTGTCCAAGGCAGCTTTACGCTTCTCCTTGTCATTCATCTCAGTACCATCTTCCTTCTTTGCTTCTTTTTTATTGAAGTACTCAAGAAGCTGAGGGGGCATTTTACCTTTCGCCATTAACCTTGACCTCGACGGACACGTTCAATCATCTGCTGATACTCGGGGCTATCAGGAGAAGGTACGCGCATAGCACGACCAGGGCCAAAAGAAATACCAGCGGCACGTTGCTCTTGCCCTGCAACCGGAGCCATGCCAGGGCGCATACCAGGCACCATGGGCGCAGCGCCCGCTTGATTCGGCGCACCTTGCTCTTTGCGTTGACGAATACGTTCTTCACGCATACGCATACCCTCTCTCGCCATTTGGCGTTGGCGAGGATCGGCCATATCACCAGGTTTAGAGCCCATTGATATAAGTTATTTGACTTAACACTATCCTAACTTGATTTATTCTTCGAGTTGCATGCGAGCCCAGACGCTCATTGAAGCTTCTTCCAAAGGAGACTCAATCGGGTCATCCTTGAAAATAAACATCAACTCACGAATGGCACGATCGGCACCGGCCATCAGTAAGCCTTTGCGGTCTTTGATGGAGGTGTATTTTTCTACCTGGTCGATATGACCACGGATTTCACGTTGTATGGAAGCAATACGAGCAACACCGGCATCACGTTTAACCGTGCCCATCTCTACGTCTTCCCGCAATTTGCGGACATCCTCCTGCATCTCATCGATTTCAAACAGGAGTTTCTTTCGATGATCAGCTTTGTGGTAATGATCTTTTACCCAAAGCTCACACGCAGTAATACTTCCCTGGTATCCAAGGAAGCGTGAGTAGAGATAAATTTCAATTACCGAGTAGTTGTCGGAAGCAAAAGCGCAGAATGACTCCTGGGTCGACGCATCAAGGTTGTCAACCCAGGTGCCAAAAAGTTCAATATCGATAAGCTCGTTTGGCCTGACCGTAGTCTCTGTCTTCGTCCTTCTCCTTGAACTGCTGCTGCTGTTCTGCGGAAGTACGCTGCTCTTCTGCGCCTTTACCGATGGTTTCTCGTTCTTCGCCACCAGCAGTCTCCATTTTTTTCTTGGAAAATTCGTAGGCCACGCCAGCAGCTTGACGATACTTGTCTAAGTCGAACCAATCGTCGACATCGACTTGTCCTGTGGGAACACTGCTAGTCATGACTAAGAAATCTTACAAGAAAAAATCAGAAGTTGCTCATCATGGAAGCAAGACCACCAGCAAAGATGTCACGACGGCCCTCGAGGGACTTCTGACGCTGCTGACGACCCTTGGAGGATTCCAGGCGGCTGAGGAGTTCTTCGAACTTATTGATATCGAAGTAATCTTCGGCGGTAGACTGGCCGGTAGGAACGGAGGAGGTCATGTAACTTACGTTTGACTAAAGTAATTATACCAAGCACATTCTCTTAGAAAGAGAACGAGCCAACAAGGGATTGATAAATATCACCTTGTGATTTCACCTTCTGAAGTTCTTTGGCGCCTTCGTTTTTCAGCTTCTGGGTTTCTTTGTCAATCTCACCCTGGAGGTTGGTTAAACCAGCGCTGTAAAGGTATGAACGAGTGTCACGAACATTCTGGAGCTGAGACTCGATTTCCGCAGGCGTTCCCGTGAACTTGTCAGCAAATTCAGGAGTTGTAATTTGAGCACGGCTTTCAAGATCCGAGCCCTTGTAGGTAGGCAGTAAGGATTTGTCAAAAGTGAAGGTACGCTGTCCGGTTTTCTTGCCAGCGGCATCAGTTGCCTGCTTGCCGAACATCGTGTCGTAGTAATTATCAAGATAGCTCTGATTGAACTTGTCTTGATACTCGGTACCCTTAACCAAGGAGTCCTTCAGGTCCTGCACAGAGCTGTAATAGCCCTGCTGGAAGCGTTCCAGTGACTTACTCTTCTCTTCTTCGGTTGCTTGACGACCAAGAAGCTCTTCGTATGCAGCAGAAATACCGGTAGCACGACGACCCGGAAGGAGTTCTTCCGTGTACATCTTGGTGATATCAGCAACATCCGACTCTTTGGGAGTCAGGTCATACTTGGCAGCGTAATCACGAAGCTGTCCGGTGGCATCGCTGTAGCCAATTAAACCTTGACGAAGCTGGGACTCAATGCCAGTACGAAGTCCACCGTATGCAGATTCAGCGGAAGATTTACGAGCAGCCTCTTTAGCAGCGGCTTCTGCACGTTCCTGCTGGGCACGACGCTCAGCAGCTTCTTCTCGACCTTGCTGGTACGACAAATACTTCTCAAAGGTGTCATCCTTTGGAATATTTGGAGATTGGTATTGAACCGTAGTTCCGCCGCCACCCATGATTTAACTCCTACACAAATAAAGTACTTACATCGACGGGAGCGATGCGGCCAAACATACCAGCCATCTGCCCCTGGCGCTCAGCCAAGGCTTGCTTTAATTCAGCCCTACGGCTTTCTTGGCGCAGCTTCTTGGCTTCTGCAGAGCCTTGTAGGCCCATCTCACGGCGTTTGCCTTCAATACCTAAAGCAAGCTGGCGCTCACCCAGGGGACCTGCAGCAAACATGGCTGCTTCCCGTTGACGACCAAACTCAAGATCTGGCGCAACGGTGGAGCCAAAAACGCGGTTAGCAATATCTTGTGAAAATCCTGCTTTCTGGGATTCACGCGCAAGTTGCGTTTGCCACTTTAGTTGATCACCTGCGGCTGCCATCTGAGCAGCTGCAATATCGCGACGAGTTTTATTTGCTCGTCCTGCAGTGAAGAGACCAGCGCCAATGTTGGCAACGCCTAAACCTAAAGTAACGGGATCAAATGCCATGCCTCCTCCAGATTGACCAGTTTCGGGCGCTCCGGAAAAGCTCCAAGAAGAAACTGGATCCGAAACATTGCTTGTGCTTGTGTTTTGGAAATAATCTTTTCCAATTCCTAAAGCGCCCATGTGCTTATACCTTAGTTTAACTTAAGTTACTGAAAGTAACGAGTGGGGGTATAGCTAAAACCACTACGTTGGTAGTTGACCAACTGAGGAATTTGCTGGCCCGCTTGCATCATGGATGCAGCAATTCCACGAGAACCTTCTGCGGCAATCTGACTGGGAAGAGTAGCTGCCTGGATAATTTTATCGGGAAGCTCAAAAAGCATCTTGTACTTTCCGGCTTCTTTCATCCGTTCTTTATCGAACTCAGAAGCAACCTGCAGTTGTTGACGCATAAACTCAGGGTCCCTCATTTCTCGAAGGATGTTTCCAAGTTCACGGGTTTCTGCACCAGCTGTTTCTCCTGCGAATACTTGCTTTTGCAGCTCAGGAGAAAGATCCTTGAAAGAAGGATCCATTAAAAATGGATATTTACCGGCTAAAGAAAACTCACCCATGATCAACCCCTGTATTGGAAGGCGGACTGAGCGTAAGGATTAGCTGCGGTCAAAATGCTGCGGGTCGTTGCACCAGATTCAGATTGCGCCCCACCTGCAAGCTGAGCCATGTACTTCTGCTGGTTCAAAGCGCCAGTCAGCTGACCAAGTTGTTGATTCAGTTGCATCTGACGATTCATGTCAGCGTCACGCATTTTGTTATACGTGGGCATCAGCTGCTCAGCAACTTTGGGCTGAAGCATTGCAAGAGTCTGAATATCTTGCATCGTCATGCCTTCGATTCCTTTGCCGCCGATGCCAGGGATGACTCCGGGAGATTCACCACGGGCCATCTGACCA